AGCACAAAGCTCCTTACCATCACCACCAGCAAATGAACTGTTAAATGCATTGTTTAATACATTCGCAGCTTTTACTTGCTTAGTGTTTGCCATCGATCTTGCTAATGCTTTTGTATATCTAGACGCAAGTCTGTCATACAAGTTGTCTTCAATCGCTTCTTCAGTGATTGAGAACGCAAGAGCAATTGTTTCATGCGTGTATCTAGCCGTGAAAGTTTCTTGTGCACTGTCAAAAGTTACGCCAGATCCTTCTGGTTTTACTTGAGCATTTGCGAAACCTGATAACATTACTTCCTCTTCGAAAGCTCTGTCTGAAGTTTCTTGTGCGAAAATTTCAGCGTGCTGATTTTCATATCTTTTATATTCCAAGCCGAATAATGCATTCAAACCTGGTTCTAGTTCTTTAACTAGTTGTCCTCTACTTATTGCCATAGTTATCCTCCATTATACTCCTGTTGTGCCTTTTAACTGGTGCTCGTTAATGATCGTAACAAGGTTAACGTTAGCAGAACCTGCTTCGTTATTGTCTGGATCTTTCGAGATTCCAATTATTCTCAACTGTGCTGTAGCTGTCTTCTGGTCAGAAAAATCTAACTGTACGCCAGACACGTAGTCTGGTGAAGAACCTGCTGCATACACAATATCAGCGTTAAGGCCGACGTCTGCTGCTGCAGTTGCGCCGTCCGATTGTATTTCAAACCTTTCGTAAGGGTCATCACTCACGAAGCCTTTAATATCTGTTGCAGTATTAGAAGCGTCTAAGTGATTAGCAAACGTAGGCTTGCTTGTTGATGCGTCGGTAAAAAAGACTCCGCCTAGGGATCCTAATAACGTATCTGTTGCTGCAGCTACTCCAATTGTTCCAGCAGCTAAAATTTCTACTGGGTCTTGGAAGTATATCGCTGAAGCGCTAGCAGATATATCATACTCGGATAAACCTTGGTTGTCTCTGTTTTGACCAACTTTTCCAATTGGTTTTAAACCAAATGGTGCGTTTTTATTTGCCATAGTTGTTTCTCCTTAGTTTATTTTTTCGAGTACTGTTGGTATCGCAAAGAAATTATTTCTTCGTACCACCAAAAGTTACACGACTTTGTCTCTCAGCATTAATCGGCATGCTGGAGTGCTCTTCCTTCATAAGGTCGTTGTTAACTGCATTGTCTCGATCTTGAGTCTGTTTTTTAAAGTACTCTTCTCGAGCTTTGGCAACCTCTTCCGGTATCCTAGCAAGCACTAGGCCTCCAACTCCAATGACTCCTGCGTATTTACCGTCTTTCATCGAGGGATAAGTTTTATCTGGATATTCGTCAGCTCTCACTAACTCCCATCCTGATCTCATTTTTCCTGACATGTTTTTAGTATCGTCAAATCCTAAAACTTCAGTTCTTATCCATCTATGCCTAAAACCGTCTGGCGCAGGTGGTGCATCTAAAGATGATGGTGGAGTCCAAGTCGTAGGTCTTTTATCTTTAGCTCTAGACTGGCTCGCACGCGGGGTTTTTATTTTATCGTTTTCCATATGCTATACCTCCTTCGTGATTTTTATTTGTTTCGCATACTCTTCTAATGGCACTCCTAATTTTTTAGCGATTGCAACTTGAGAAGGGGTGAGTCTCACAGTTTGGCGACCTGATTTGTTAACACTTCGCTTCGCTGAAGCTACTATTTGTGTAGGTTTGGTCGTATTTTCATTAGTTGTATCAAATTTATTTGGAAATTCAAGTCTTATTCTCTTATCTATTTCCGAATAATATTCGTCGCTAGAAGGGTCAAACCCTTCTTCATCCACTAGTTTTTTATGTAGATCAAATGCAGTGTACGTCATAGCTGTATCTGTACCAAACCACTTGTTTTTAGCTCCCCATGCCTCTGCTTTTGGGTCAGGTGCAGCTGTTTGTTGAGGTGATACCTTTGGTATTTCCTGCTCTTTTGGTTCAGCTTTAGCCATATCTTCATATGCTGCTTTTGCTTCGTTTAGTCTTGCTTCTTCATATCCAAGTCTAGCTATTTCTTTATTAGCTTCAACTTCAGCTGCAAGATCTCCTGCCTCTTTTGCTGCTGCTAACTTAGCCGCTGCTGCTTGTAGACCAGATGTAATTCTTTGTTCTCTGTCTTTAACACCAGCTTGTTCAACTTTAGAATATTTTTTTTGAAGTTTTTCTTTTTGCTCTTTTTGATTTTTAGCAAAAGATAAAGCTTCATCTTTTTGTCTCTCTGCTTCTCTCCATTTTTTTGTGAGTTTAGCTATTCTTCTTTGAACATCTTTTGAATATGTTTCTAATTCTTCTTTCTTCTGTTCAGGTTTTGATTCCTGTTTAGCTTCTGGCTGCGCGTCGCTGCCTTCTGCTTTCTCTTCTCTAGTCTCTTCCACTTGTGGCGCGGGGCTAGAGTCTTCCTTGGTTTCAACTTCACCCTCTGGTTTTTGTTCTTCGAGTTCTACCTCAGCACCTTCACCAGAAGTATCTATGTCAACCATAGGTATACCTTTATTTTCTTCGTCTTGCATAGTTTCCTCCTATGTTAAATGTAATGCAACACAGATTCTGGATCTTTTATCGTACCCAAAACCTCATCGTCGTTAAGAAGACGAACTTCTCCGCCCTCTATTGGTAAACGTGATCCAGCATATCTTGCAAAGATCACCCAATCTCCTTCTTTACACCAAGGGCCTGTTGGAAATTTATCTTTATCTCCATACGCCATTGGTCCCATTTTAACAACATAACCACAGTTAGTTGCTATTCTAGCTTTGTCTAATGACTCTTGCGCTATAATAATTCCACCTTTAGTTTTTTCTTTTGGTGTAAAAGGTAAAACTAAAAGTCTCCATCCTGATGGGACAGGTAATTCATCTTTAATTGATCCAACATTAGTTTCGTCAACTCTTTTTTGAGGTTCTACAGACTCAACTTTCTGTTCTTTATACTTTTCTTCCAAAGCGTTTCTAAGCTTTGGGACCTCTTTTTTCGAGGTCGATAACGGTTCCTTGCTCATTTTTTTGCTCCTTCTTATTTAGCAGGTTAGAGATTTCCTGTGATATATATTCGTAGGCATGTGCCTGTCCTAACATATATTTATATTTTTCCATATTGTCAACACCTCCACTGATCATTGAATCACCAACGTTCTGATAAAGTTGTTTTAGTTGTTTTTGTATTTTAGCTATTAGTTCTAAATCTTGCATTATTCAAAAGCCTCCAATGCTTCCATTTTATCTTTTGCATCCGCTATTTTAGCTAATAGTTTATCTATTTCTTCTAAATGTTGTGGATGTTCTCCTATTGCTACGGGGTGATCCAAATAAATATTTATTGTAGTATCTGCCTCTGCAATATCTGCTTCGTATCTGGCTCTAAGTGAAGCCAACATAGCCGGTCTTTTACTCATGCTTTTCTCCCTTTCCTAATTGCTTCTTTACCTTTTTTAAATATGCTAGCCACCTTTGCCTTACCCATAACCTTGGCTCTCTGTTCACCAACCGTAAGGATTTGTATTTTTCTCGCGTATGGCTTGCTGATTCGTTTAACTTTTGCCACAGTTTTACGAGCATCTGTAGGGGTCGCAAACTTAATTGATACAGTATCTCTAGGATTCTCATCAGTGTAAAGTCTCCTCCCAGAACCTTTCGGTTTTTTACCAGTGCCTACTTTAGGATCTCTTCTTGCCATTGATAACTCCCTTTAGTGCTTTAGCTTGACCAGCATGTGCTTTGGATGCTTTCTTCAAAGCTTTAACTACCTTTTTAATAGTCTTCTTTTTCTTTAACATTTCCATCTCCTTCTTGCCTGACGTAGACGTGAGTTTGGATCTTTTGCTGCTTTAGGGAATTTTTTCATTTGTCCTAGTGATCTTGCGCAGAAAGATTTTCTGCGTTTGGCAGCTTTTGATCCTGGCTTCACTTTTCCAGTCACGGCTGTTTTTAGTTTTGAGCCAGGGTTTAGTCTTCTGTAGGCCTTGACACCTGCTCTAGTCATTCCTGCTCCGGCCTTTGTAGGCCTGAAGTTCTTTTTATTTCTAGCTGGCATAGTGCCTTTTGCTAGTTTTTCTCTAACTTGAAAATCGTTTCTCATTAATCCAACATACCTTTGTAGTATTTTACATAAGATGGATTTGATAAATTAACACCACCATACTCACCTCTAATACTTCTACCGATATATTTTTGCATTCTGCCACCAGCAGATGCTTTCTTTCGTGATGCAAATGTTTTTACGTTTGTAGGCTTAGGTCCCACATTGGCAGCTGCCCGTTTCCTGGCAACGGCAGATCTTCTCTGCCCCTCTGTCATTCGTCTCGCTTTCGCTAGAGGCACGCATTTTGGATACTTCCGTTTCGCGTCCTTCTTCTGCTTTGAACGGCCACACTTTGCGAAAGAACCATCCTTTCGCTTGCTCCCAATATCTACCCATTTTTGTTTGAACCATTTATCAA